ACCACCAACTGATACATTACATTCTTCTGCATTATAGTAATTACTCAGAAGATAACTAAATCTCTCTTGCAACTCGACTTCAGCACCAAAAGTCCAAGAGTCTCCATCAAAGTAAATCTTCATCTTATAAACCACAAGACAATAAGACCTGGTATTATTATAAAAAATTGTGGGAGAAAATTCAATACTAAAGCACGTTCACCTGTCTTAGTACCAACGTACACCCATCCTGCAGCACCAAACATCTGTAAGATACTATTCCACGGAGTCCATCCCATAACATGAAAGATCATAGCAATAGGTATTATAGTAGCACTAGTCCACTTAGCGACGGAGATTTTGTTGCATCGCATCTAATGTAGTCCTCATGTTCTTGAATATTGTACCAAGATCTGCGTCACCAAATCCTAATTCTTTAGATCCTCTCTCTAAATTCTTCTTCATTTGCTTTGCATGTGAGTCATCAGACAAGGACAACCTAGTCCACATCACCTGTTGTTTCTCTAGTAATTCCTTGACAGTCTCAATGTGCATCCACTTTGCTTCATCACTCATCTGTGGGAACTGTGCAATCACTTTGTACAGTTCCCTTTGCAATTCTGTAATGTCCTGCATCTCACTGCGAACTGTTTCTGACTCAAAGAACTTACCCATACCTTTCCTTTACCCTCTTCAGTAAGTGATTACGATACTTATCTTTCTCAATATTTAGAAAGGGTAAGTACTTCCTTATCTTCAGACCAACTACCTTCCACACTGGATCATCTAACTGTTTATCATAATCCTTACAGTATGAAAATAGTTTCTCATAGATACACATCTCTTCCACACTTATCTTACCTGCAAGATGCTCCTTGAGTATAGGTGGATGACCTTTAGATGCATCAAAAAACTCCTCATAATCATACAAGTCCATCATATCTTCTGAACTCTGCTTGAAGTTATAGAATAAACTCTGCTGTCTCTTCATCCACTCCTTATATACTACCTCTCCTGTCTTTATCATGTTACCTATCCACACACCTTGTGGGTTGTCAGTTGCTACAAAGTTAGCAAGAAAGAAGTCACACACCTCCTCATCTTTATACTTTCTCGATGTCTTCTCAAAGAAGTACCTATCCTTTCTCTTATAAAATGAATCTATCTTAGCTCTTGATCTACCACCATACCTATGGTAGTCATACTTCTCCTTAGTAAAATGGTTTTTGAATGCAAGATACTTTGTGTAAGTGTCAAACGGTGTCATAATGTGGAGGGTTGATCATGTCAACGTGTTTCTTTTTCTTTGAATCTAATTGTTGTGCTGCAGTAAACCATTTAGGATTAGCAGAACACATGTCACAAATGTCACGAGGTTCTAAGACCTCTTGGAATGATGCTCTCAACTCATCTTCAGATGCACTAATGCTAGTTGGTTTGTATGCCAGATACTTTTGCCACTTAGGATCATCTAACTGACCTGTAACCGCTAATGATTCTCTAAGGTAAGAGATCATAGGACACTTCCAGAGATGTCCATTGTATAGTTGTGAGTTGGGACAACTACAATGCTTGAAACTTTCTGTGATGTTATGGTCTTCATAAGGATAGTATTTGATACCATCACTGTAATCATACTTGACTAGATCAAACCATACTCTTGGTTGACCATTGTCCATACGAAATGCTTCACTCAATTCAAAGGTGTTACCGTTTACATCAACACCTCTAGACTCAGCATACTTTACAAACTCATAAGCATTCTGCCAATTTTTGACTCCCTTCATTGTATACCATGGGAAATGGAATGTCAATCGAAAGACAACTCCTTTCAACATCTCGTCAACGATCCACTCCTTCTCCTGTAACAACCTTGAACCATTACTAAACAACTTTACCACACAAGGTTGTCCAGTACGTCTTGATAACTCTCTCACCCTTGCTGTCACCTCTCTGGTACGAGGTTCTAGTAGTGGTTCACCTCCTATGATACTAATATGACTCCAAACATATATCTTAGGCAACACCTCCTCTATATCAAGAAGCAGTTGATCTATATCTATCTTACTACTAGCACTTAGAAGACTACTGTTATGATTACAAGCACGACATGCTAAGTTACACCCATTGATAGTGTGTATACTTAGAAGTCTAGTAGTAGGTCTTCTCTTTTCTAATCTTTTTATCTCTTCTTCAGATACTTGTTGAAAATTATCTGTCCAAAATCCTTTTAGTTCTCTTATATACTCTACCTTATTTGACAATGAATCTATATTATATTCCCGTAAACATGCCTTTGCTAATTTACGTTCCTTCCATAGATTCATATCATAATGCTACAAACTTAGCTCGAGATGTTTTCTTTAAATAATTTAGTTCACTTGCATTACCTTTCAACTTCTCTTTCATTGGTTTACTAATAAGTTTACTTACAGATTCAATCTCTATACTATTCTGCTCACAGTAATGACAAATTGCTTCAATGTAATTCATACCAGAATTATCTTTGACTAGGTTCTCAATATCATTGGAGAACTTGTCCTGACATAGGAACTTGTTCTTCAGTACTGATCTCATCTCTGCTTTAGTTGCCATTAAGTTTGTCCTCTACAAATTTGTTGATGTATTCTACAAGTAGTTTCATATACTTCATTTTATCATACTCTTGGTAAACTGTCACTTCTCCATTCTCACATGTCATAAGTATGACAAGTTTCTTGACAGGAATACCAGTCCTCTCGTAAAACATACATGCATACGCTGCTGCCTGTACAAAGTAGTTCTCAATCCAGTCTCTTGGTTTAGGTTTAGCTGCTGTTTTGAAATCTATTATTGACAACTCACCATCATATTCTGCAATACAATCTACCGTACCTGCAACACCTAACTCGGTAGAATAAAGACTCTTTTCAAGAGCGTATATATTATTTATCTTTTCTAAAGATTTCTTAGCCTGTTGAAATAACATTTTAGATCCAGGTGTATCAGGATCTACCTCTTTATTCAACAGGTGATTCTCTATCAGAGTATGTACTTTAGTACCACGAGTAGTAGATCTTTTAGTAACTCTATCTGCCTCTTCATCACCAACTCTCTTCCTCCACTTGACAAAGATCTCTTTATTAAAATGAGAAGTGACTGATGTGATAGACACCATTGGTCTACCCTCTACAGTATAATATCTTACTCCCTCAATAGTCTTCCTACTCAGAGCAGGAAGATCACATTCTATATGAGTAAACATTACATACCTAATTCAATTTTACTTATGAGGTAACTCTTGACAAGACCTGACCTTACGATGTCATTGATGTTGAACTCAACCAAATCAAACTCAGGCATACGGCTAATGATTTTCTGGAAATCTAGAATACCATTCTTCTCATTGGTCTTGATTAGATCAGTCTGTGCTGCGTCACCGCAGAACATAATCTTACAATTTTCACCACATCTTGTTATTATACTATCTAACTCATGAAAATTCAAGTTCTGTGACTCATCTACAATAACAATTGAATCATCTAATGTAGTACCACGAATGAAAGATGTAGACCAGAAGGTTACACTTTCCTGTGCCTTGAGATTACCCCATAACATTTCAAACTCTTGATCAGTAGGCAACTCAAACATATACTTTACCATATTTTTATATGGTATCTGATATAAGAATGACTTGTCCTCATGATCACCAGGTAAGAAACCAATCTCCCTTGTAGACACTAAAGATCTTACTATCACTACCTTTTGGTATGGTGTAACAGGATCTAAAACTTCTTTGAGTGCATTGTAGAGAGTAATAAAAGTCTTACCAGTACCAGCAGCACCATAAAGAAATAGATTCTTACCTTCCTGATATGATTTAAAAGCAATCTTTTGGTTAGCAGTAATAGGTTCCACTGCTACCATCATATCTGAATTGTATGGCTTCTTTCTTTTCATCTGCTTAGTAGACATACCAGCACCAACACTGGTAGCCATTTTCTTTTTTCTTGCTGGCATTAGAAGTGAGTAGTTTTCTGAGGTTTTACAGTAGATCCTGGTATTTGTGATACCTTAGACAGAACTTCATTCCATCCTCCATCTGTTCTAGAGTACACATCTCCTGTGCCACTCACTACTCCTCCTGATCCTTTAGACCAGTCCTTATCCCAGTCAGGATTATCTTTTCTCCACTCGTCATACTCTTTCATTGTCATAGACAACTCTTTAGTCTCACCTGTCTTCAAATTTTTTAGTGGGTATGTTGGCATGTGTTGTTGCGAGTGATTTATTTATTGAGTCCTGAATAGCAGCACTAAAGTGTAATGGTTTAGCAGTACACATATTGCATACGTTCTCTGGTATTCTACTATTAGTACAGAACTTTGTCAATTCATCATCACTACAATCAACAGGTACTCCATCTACAATATAATCTTTCCACTCATCAGCATCACTCTGCCCTGTGACAGACAGCAACTCCCTCATAAATGCAGTGTTAGGACACTTCCAAAGATGACCATTATATAATTGAGAGTTAGGACAAGAACAAACTTTATAACTTTTACTAATATTATTATGGTTGTAAGGATATACTTTACCGTCTCGTTTTCTTATTGAATCAAACCATCTATCCTTACCGTTATGATGTTCGGTGACCAGTACCTTAGGATGATTGAACTTCTTTATTATATCTACCACCTCTGGTAAATGTACACTGACTCTCAAATATATCTGAGGATCATCTAATGCTCTTCTAATCCAAGATTCATTCTGTAACAGAAGTAAACCGTTAGTGTATAGATAGACAGCATTTCTAGTGTGTGATCTGCATTCATGTAATATCTCCTCACATCTGGGGTTTAGTAAAGGTTCTCCACCAATGATGGACACTCTATCTATATCAAGTCTTGGTAAGATAACTCTTATATCTCTCAACAAAGCATCAGTATCCAACTTACTACCAGGTGAGAAGTAATTACTGAAATGATTGCACCCTTTGCACGATAAGTTACAACCTATCGTAGTACTTACGTCAAGTATGCTCAGCTTGGGCAAGATAAGCAGCTCCTATACTAGTACCTCCATCAGTGGAGATGGGTTCAACATATATTTTCCTACCCAATTTCTTCTTTAACATGTAATTAACAGTGCAATTCAAGAAGCAACCACCAACGAGCACCAAGTCTTTGTCTGTTAGGTTTGCTAGTTGAAGTGCTCTTCTCTCCCACTTCTTCTGTACTCTATGACAATCACTTGTTCCGTATGATGCCTTGCCCATAACTTTACCAGCATCCATGTGATGCCATCCATGTCTGATACAACACAGTTCAAACTCTTTACCTATACCTACATCAGACTCATCAAAATACTTTTTATGTATCACATTCCATGATGGCAACTCATACATGGTCTCTGTTTCTATTCTATTGATCTTAGATCCATTAG